TCATGCGACGTCGATCCAGTCTAAGCCTCGACCATCCTTGTACATATCGGTCATCGCCGCGCTGCGATGCCCCAGCAGTTTCTGAGGGTCCCGACCTTCAGCTGCATGGAGTCGAGCAGCCAAGGAGCGCATTTCGTGGAAGCTGGGCGGATGCTCCCCCAGGTCAATCCCGAGCGCTGCTGCACCAAGATCTCTGGCTTGAGCGAATGCAAGAGTCAGCGTCTTCAAATTGACTGGGCTGCCAGCCTTTGCAACGGATACCGTCTTGTTGTGGTGCACCAAGCTCTTTGAAAGCGCTCTGTCCCGGCAGAGCTTAATCACCCCTGACAGGTCCAGGCCAATCGAGTCGAGCCTGAGATCTGTGCTGAGTCTCAGGCGAGCCCCTGTCTTTGACTGGATTACGTGAAGAAATCCGTCATGGACATCCTTGAATAGCATTGAGGCGATATCGTCTCGCCGCTGGCCGGTGATCACCGCAAGCTCCATCGCCCGCTTCAACCAGGGCCTGTCTGTTGCAGCATGGGCGGCCTTCCAAAGCTCTAAGCTGAGGCGTCCGCGTTTGACCTTCGACCGTGCTGCCTTTGTTGCATCAACCGGGTTATGGTCGATCCATCCGGCGGCAATAGCTTCAGTGAAGGCATCACGAAGCAGGGAGCGCATTGCTTTGGACATCGGCGCCTTGTCGGCCTTTGTGAAAGTGGCCAGGTAAGTGGCAATCTCCATCGTCCTGATGCTTTTGATGTATTTGTCACCGAAAGCATCCTTGATTGTCCTGAGCCTGCTCGCAAAGGTTCGAACGGTATGTACGCTCAGGCCTCTGTCCCGATAGATAATCTCGTACTCCGCAAGCCACTCGGAAAACTTACGATTATCCGAGGCGGCAGGCTCCGCGAGACGCTCCCTCAGCGTTGGCTTTAGTTGCTCTGCATAGTTTGCCGATATCGCCTCTCGGATCGCCTCGTCCTTGTCCTGGCCCAGGCCGAACATACGGCCGCTCACCGGGTCCCGGTAGGTGTAGTAGGTCTTGCCATTGCGCTTGTCGGTTTTGCGATAGAGGTTGGGTGGCAGGTCTTTTGATCCAGTTTTACGCGGCCTGGGAACCATGGCGTGCACTCGCTATTCGGCTGATGAGGCTGTTGCCCCTCGGGATTCGTTCCAGCACCTCGGGCTCCTGGTAGCTGGCGTTCTGCTCGACGTAGTAACGGTTTCCGTGTTTGACCGGGGTAGGGCTGATTCGCCCGGCCCGAATCCAGGCGCGAAGCGTGGCGGCGCTGGGCGGGGTCTTGTACTGCTCAGTCGCCCATTCCTCGAGAGTAAGTTTAGGCATGGTTGCCTCCAGGGGCCGCGCAGGCGGCGCATCGATTAATATTTATCAACATTGGCTTTACGCTTCGCGTGCATGCTGGTCAGCACGCGGAGCTGTTGCTCTGATGCGGCCAGTCGCCGGCGGCCGGCCGCTTGCGCCGCCTCTTTACCGCTGAACACGCTTGGTTGCTGGTAGCGAATGCCTGTAGCAGGGTCCAAATACCCGCTTGGGTCTTTGGCCAACTGCACTTTCTTGGCCTCTAAGGCCCGTGTCAGCACCCAGGCGCTGAAGGTAGTCGTCGCTTCCAATTTGGATTCCTCTGCTTGCGGAATGAGTGCCGCGCAGGGCGGCAAAGTGGTTATCTGGATAGATGGGTAAGGGTGGTAGGATCGCTGCCTACCTGAAGGGGGCGTTCAATGACTCAGCACAACATTTACGATGAGTACAAAGGCTTGCGGCTTTGGAACTACATGACCTGCGAAAGGGACGAGGAAGGTCGGGAGGTCTGGCAGATCACGGTTGAGGTCAGGCGTGGTCGCGATGAGGTGGTTATCCCCGCCGTAGAGCAAGGCCAGACCTATGTCGATCGCATGTACGCCCAGGCCGCCGGCCGGGAAATTGGCAAGCGGTTAGTTGATGAGGCAGGGCTGTAACAAGTCGGCGATAACTCGGCTCATAGCGCCACCCGCTGGAATTCGACGACCCAGACCCACGGGTTTGCATTCCACGAATCGGCGCCGTTCACCTCAACCCATAACTCGCGCCAAGCGTCGAAAGGGTCAACCCAGTTGCCCAGGCCAGGCTCGTTCTTGAAAGCGTGGTAGTAGTGCTGGCCGTCGCCGTGGTGGATGCGGTTGATACCCTCGGCAATATATCGGCTGTCATGCGCCGTCTCGCCCTCACCATCCTGCAAGCGCTCGACCCGCACGGCGGTGATTTCCAGCAGGATGCGGCTGGCCCAGCGGGGCATGTGGATGCTTGGGCGTGCCCGCCAGAGCTTTGCCGGTGCAGCGGCAGAGAAAGATCCATTTTTCAGGCCGCTCGGGTAGTGATGGTTTGGCTCGTTTGGTGGCTCGCCGTCGGCGCGATAATGAACGCGGCGGGTGCCTGACCATGATCCGGTGTCGTCTTCCGGATATGTCGCCACCCAATCCCCTGCATGCCAGAAGCTTTCGCGCACCCAAATCCGGTCGCCGGGCTGGCCATAGGGCGAGCATGGCCGAGCAAAGTTGCGCGCAGTTTCTACAGAGTCCGAACCTGCCCCGTAGAGGTAACCTTTCCACGAAAACCCTGAACCATCGGTTAGCTTAGGCTGAGGATTGATCGCGCGGCGCGTGACCGTCTTCCGGCCTTCAAGGATGGCGCGCACCATCGGCGCCGAGAACAAGATCGGGCGTTCCTTAATTTCAGGCATCACAAATCCTTGCCGCTGCTGCGGCTGACTTTGAATTGATTGGATACCGACCGTCAGCAAGCGAGTCGCTGGTCGGAGGTTCATTTGAATGAAGGGGTAAAGCGAACTTCACTGAATAGCAGGGGCTGCCCAAGGATTGCTGGCAGCGTGCCTGTTACAGGGAGCAATCATGAAAACCGCAACTGAATCCGTTTACATACATACCCTCGTCGCAGTATTCAGCGCAGCATTCGATCTGGGGTTTGATCCCTACGCACTTGCGATGCAGACAAAGATCAGGCTCGAAATATTTGACGAGAAAGGCCTTAGCCCGATGGCGAAAGAGGCTGAACCAGTGATCGACGAGTCTTTGTTAGTGGCCAAAATGTTGCGCTGCTAGGAGTTAGGGCTCACCCACACAGGGGAGTCCTATGTACGAGCATATCGTTTGGATAGTGGTAATTACGATCGTCTTGACTGCCGTTATCGGTGCCGTTGCGATGATGATGGATGGTGATGAATAGGGTTATCTCAATCCTTCATCGGCTTAGGGTCGTCCATGTGGCTCTCGACGAAGTAGGCTGAAGGTGCACCATCCTTGGTGGCTGGCGCGGTCAGTGCTGCTCGTGCGACAGATCCGTCCTCGATGAAGTCTGGCTCATCTCCGCACCACAGGATGTTCATGGGCTCGCCGCTCACGGTGTCCCAGTTGCCGCTTTCGAAGTGGTAGTGCTCGCGGTCGGCATAGAACTTGAGCGCAGCTTCCAGCACTTCAAACCGCGCCTTGAGCGTGTCGGCGAGATGCCAGGGCGTCCAGTAGCCGTCCTCCATCGGAGTGGAGAGGGGTTGCTGTGGCCCGTTCCAGCGCAGACCATATCGCGGAAGGCCAGCGCCCTCCGGTGGACGAGGTGGCCAATCAGGCTCTATGCCTCGTAGCTGCTCGTTCTCAGCGAGGATTGCAGCGAGATAATCATCCAGCTCTATTTCGGCGCCGCATTTACCGCAGCAGCCGTCATTGGCTTGGCGATCTTTTAAGGTGAATGCTTTCTGGCAGCTCCAGCATTCCAATTGCCTCGCCGGCGCTGGCAGTTGCCCGGTCATCCGCGCTTCGATCATGGCCCAGGCCGGTTCGTACTCCGGCCAGTCGCTCTCGATGACCAGAAACGAGCGTGCGGGGGCGCCACGAGTCAGCATTGAGTCGTGCAGCTTTCTGGATGCGACCGAAAAGGCTCTGCGGGTCTCATGCGACGCCTTATCCGCGTCCGTGTTTTTGATTACGGTGTAGCGATCTTCTCGCCTGAATTCTGCGGGCATGATGATTCCTCAGTGCTGCTGCTGGATGGAGGGGGAATAGGTTCAGTCCTGGCGGAGGCAGGATTTTGCATGAACGAGTTGATCGTTGCCCAATCAGCGTGCCGGTAATTGACCAACCAGCGCGGGGTTTTGATCAGCTCGCCGTTTTGGGTGACTTGTAACGTTTTAATTGCGAAGTCGTTTTCAGGCTGTGAATTGACGTAAGCAAATAAAGCGGCATAATTAATTTTTTCGAAATAGGAAGAATTTTATATGGATATGCCACAGGCTTTCTTTGCTCAGGACGGCAATAAAAGGCTTATGTCAAGGGCCGTGCAAAAGGTCAAGGCGGTATTTGATTCAAAAGATAAGCACGATAATAAGTATAGTTTTATGCTTAGATTTGTTGGTGTGACCCTTTCCCATATGTATAGTGCGCCAGAAGAGTTCGATAGACGTTGTTTGATGAATATAGCGATCTTAGGCGACAGGTTTGTAGGTGAGATGACAAACCTGTCGCTAAATATGGATGATTTAGAACATTTTTTTACGATGTGCTATAGGTTTGTCATAGAGTATCAACTAGGTGGCGTCGACGAGCTACCACAGGATCTTAATGAGTTACTCTCGATGGTCTCCGACTTCGAATATTCAGGATTAGTCGCTTCGCAAATTCGCTACGCCCCTCATCAGATGATTATTGGTGTTGTTCAGCGTTATCTATATCATCCCAATCTGGTCGCCATAAAAGATTTACCTGGGGTAATTGCACGCTCCGAATCCGAAAGAGAGAAAGCTGAGAGCGCCATTGAAGAAAGGGAGCGTAGAGTATCTGCTCTGGCGGAAAACTTAGTTAAATATGAGACGGCATTTAACTTTGTCGGTCTATATGCTGGCTTCCTAAGTATGAAAAAAACCAAGGTGGCCGAAAGAGATTGGAACTTCAGGTATCTGATTGGCTTAGGCCTTCTTTTGACGCTTCCTTTCGCGGCAAAACTATATCTGATGTTTTTTCCTGCATCTGGCCCCTCGCTTGATTTTTCGGGCATCGCTACCCTTGTTGGAGCTGAACTGCTTTTTATCTACTTTTTTAGAGTGGCCCTTCATAATTTCAGATCGATAAAAGCACAACTGCTACAAATCGAGTTGAGAATGACGCTATGTCAGTTCGTCCAAAGTTATGCCGATTATGCTAAGTCCGCGCGAGAAGGTAGTACTGGTTTGCTCGATAAGTTTGAGCAGATTGTCTTCAGTGGAATTGTCAATGACGAGAGCGCAATTCCGTCGACATTTGACGGTTTAGAGCAACTAGCAGGTTTGGTTGAAAAAATGCGAAAGTGAATTCTTCCATTGGTAAAGGCGCTGATCAGTTCGAACTGTCTCAAGGATTGGTTATGCGAACAGGTTGAGCTGCTGTTCCTGCAGGTGTTGTTCGCTCTGTTGGCGCCGAGCCTTGGCCTGGGCATGCGCGGTGCGTGCGCTGGCGATCGCGAAGTACTCCGGGTCCTGCTCGATGCCGACGAAGTGAAAGGCTTCGAGCATTGCGGCCTTGCCGGTGCTGCCGCTGCCCATGAACGGATCCAGCGCGGTGCCGCCTGGCGGCGTGACCAAACGCAGCAGGTAGGCCATCAGGTCGGTAGGCTTCACGGTTGGATGGTTGTTGCCCTTCGTGTCCGTCACTTGGACCTTGCGCAAGGTGGTGCCCTGCTTGAACTGAGGCCCTGGATCATTCAGACCTTCGTGCCGATCGGCCCTGCTGGTCTTGGCGCAGTAGAAGAAGCGGGCGGCGCTCACATCGTCCTCAACGCGGGCTGCGTGGTCCATCGCCGGACGCATGCCGCCGAATATTCCATTTGGCGACTGGCGACAGCTGCCATGTGCTGCGAGGTCGCCTTGCTGGCCAGCAGCCTCAGGGAATGCGGCGCGAACCTCATCGCTGCCGTCGTGGATCAGGTTGGCGGGCCAGCGACCTAGTTGAGTCACCTTGTCGACGTTGGACGAGACTTTCTCAGCATGTGCGGCAACATGATCAGGATCATTCATCCACGGCCTGACCCAGCCTTCGGGTTTGCTGACCTTGCCGAGCTCATCACCGCCGCCCAGCCGTTCGCCGGTTGGCGTAACCCGACAGGCATCAATGTTGATTGCGCCGGTTCCGTGCTGATCGACGTTGGCGGCCACAGTGCCGGGGAAGGGCTTGCGCGCCATGCAGATCGGTTCATGCGCTGGCTTCAACGCTGTGCCCCAGCCGACGCGATCGCCTTTCAGGTTGTGCGACTTGGGGAAGCCCGAGCCGAAAACCCACATGATCTGGTCGCGGATCTCGAAGCCCGCCATTTCGATGCCCACCGCCATGTGGTGATAGGTGCGAGCCGCTGCAAAGGAAAGCAGGTGGCCGCCGGGCTTGAGCACTCGCAGACATTCGGTTGCCCATTCAAGCGTGAAAGCCTGAAAGGCCCGCATGCCCGCCGGGGTCAGGTCATATTTACCGGCTTCGGCCGCGATCGAGCGGTGCCCGCCATTTGGCCCGCAGGCGTTGGCGTGTGATGGCATGCTGGCGCGATATGCCGCGCGGTCTTCAATGTCTTGGCCATCCCAGCTCTTGCCCATGAAGCGAATCCCGTAGGGCGGGTCGGTCACTACACTGTCGATCGAGTTCGCGGGCAGGCCGCGCAGCACCTCCAGGCAGTCACCCAGGTGCAGTTCGTATTTCATGGCTGACTCCAGGGCAGGCGCCGCCCTCCATGAGGATGGTGGCAATTTGGTATGAAATGGTGTGTTATGTGTCTACGGTAGACAAAAAAAGGAATTTGAAATGGCAGCGCAGCAATCGCCAAGTAATGGCGAGTCAAACCGAATCAAATACGCTTTGCATCATACGACATGGATCTGGGGTAAAGGCTCAAACCCGGTTTTGAAAGCAGGCGGTACTCCGGTTGTTCCAACGGAATATCTTAAAGAAATGAAACATCACATTTTCTGTCCAGAGTGCTGCTGCCCGCTCTATCGTTCACCTGAAGATGAAGATGCAAATAAGCGTGGACGAAGCGCGTATTTTGGCCACAAAAAAGGCATTAAAACTGATTGTAGTTTAAGAACAAAACCCGCAGTTGGTAAGCGATATGATACTGAAGAAGAGGCGTCTCAGGCGGTTGTAAATGGCGAGCTTGTCATCATTGAAAGTTTTATGGAGGAAAAACCGTCTTCGCCGGATACGCAGCAATCCGTTTACGATGAGACTAGAGTAGAGGACATTGATGGTGAGCTAGCTCAAGTCCCCATAGCTCGGCACGTTGGTAAAAAATTTACTTTACCAAGCAAGATTACTTCGGTAGCCGGACTGTGCCGAAATTTTGATAAGAACTATTGCATCTACTATTTTTTTCCAGGTGCGCAGCACGCGATATTGCTCATGGATGCTATTCGCAAACCAACGCCGCAACTGGAAGTTACACAAAGTCCGATTCTTTTGGCAGGTCGTATAACGGGTGTGAGCGACGCCGGAAGAGGTCAGGATCATAATGTTAGATACGTATATTTAGAGTTTCACTCGACTCTAGGATATAAGGATTTGACATTGAAAATGACTGTTGGCGCTGGAAATGCCCATAAGATAGACAGAAATGCTGAAGGGCGTGTGGTTCTGGCATGGGGCAGAGTCAGACAAAATGGTATAGGCATAACTATCGAGTACCCCAAATGGGGTGAGGTTTCGTTATTGCCGACTAAGTACGAGCCGCTTATCGAATGACGCTTAAAAAAATAGCGGCCAATACAGCGCTTACCTATTTCGTTTTATTGGTGGAATACGGGTAACCTGCCTCCGGTCGAAGAATAGAGAGGGGCGCTGGTGACACAACGTACAGTTGGAATAATTTTGGCGACGGTAATTGCTACCGTCGTTGTCATGGGCCTGATCAGAAGCCCTGAACGACCGCCGAAGATCGAGCCGACGCCCTCCAAGCCTGCAACCACGCAGGATTTGTACCCTGGGGCATGGCTTTATGATTTCGATCCCGCCCTGAGCAGTGCGTTGGCTGAAGCTGGAGTGTCGAAATGCGGTATATATCGATACCGTTTCAGCCGAACCACCAAGACCGAATATCTCGTTTACTGCTCGCAGGACAACAAGAAATGGCTCGCTTACATGGTGTGGCCTAACATCCACAAGGTAAAGGGGCCTTACCCGCCTGACCCAGCGCTGCCCTAGCCCGCAGAGTCGCCAGGATCACGTTGCAATTCTTTCAAACTCGCCTCGTAAAACTCACGCGCCAGTTTTGATGAGATGGTAAAACCTGACGTGTCAGCCTTGAGGATGCGCGCTGCATCCTCGCGGCTCGCCCGGATCAAGTGCAGGATCGCTGTCTGAAACACTTCCTGCTGCTGGCTGAAGCCGTGCTCCTTCATCAAGCGCTTCAGCCCAGCCTTCACGCCTTCCGGCACATCGACCTTCAGCGTTTCCACGCCCAGGGCTGCCTGCTGTTCCGCCTGGCGCTTGCGGTAATCGCTGGCGTGTTTCGCTGCTGCTGTCTTCGCCATGGGTTGCCTCGTTGAATGGCCATTGCTGTCGGCGGCGCTGGCGCACCTGGTTGGTGATCCGGCGCATCAGGTGGCGGCCACGGTGATCTTGTTTTCTTTGAGGATCAGCGCGACCGTGCTGGCGTTGAGCTTCAGCGCTTTCGCAATGCCTTTCTTCTCGATGCCTTTGTCTGCCAGCTCGCGGACCGCCGGGGCCATGCGATCACGTCTCGCCCGGAGCTTTTCGGTGTGGCCGGTAGCGCCGTAGAAAGGCGCCTCCTTGCTGGCGCCGGCGGGAACCTCGATGACTTCCTTGCCGCGATTGAGGAAGTCATCGATTTGCTGGGACAGGTTGGCAATGATCTGTTTGCGGGGATCTTCCTGGGGAGTGCCGATGTTCATTGCTCGGCACCTTTCGACAGGCTGACGCGGACACCGGCGGCGCGCTCTTCCAGGGTGAGGGCGAATTCAACGGCCCGGGCGTATTCGAAGCGGAAGCCGCGCACCTTGTCAGTCGTGCGATCCACGATGTGGAAAGCACTGGCGCCCTTCGGCACGACCTGGAAGCGAACGGCATTACGTGGTGGCTCTTTCCCGATCATCGCGTAGAACTCCGCTGTTGCGAGCTGCGAGCGGGCACGCATGGCATTCAAGCCATCCACGCTCTGTTGGATTTGTGGGTAGTGCATGGATGGTCCTCTGTTCGACTGCGGTTATTCGTCAACACCCTGGCCGCCTGCTGTGAGCCGGTCAGGCGCAGGGGAGGGTGCTGACGGATAAGCGCGGGCAATAAAAAGCCCGGCGGACCGGGCTTGTGCGTGGTGTACACCTCCGTACGTCACGCGAACGGCGCCGCATTGGCAGGGCCGGTTGGCTATGGGCTATTTCATGGCTGCATTCCTCTTCAGCGTTGATCGGGCATGTGTTGGGGCTCTTTGGATCACGCGAGTATCGAGCCGCGCACCCGTCGCACGGGTGGATGAAGGGGGCCGCTTTCGCGGTGTGTTCTCGTCCGCATCGGTCAGATGCCATGCACGGGTGACCAAACCCAGCCGTGAATGCTGGCATGGCATCTGCCGATGCGGCCTGGCTAACCAGGGATCGGGCTTTGTCGGCTGTGCTGCCGTGGCGCTGGTTGTCGGGGAAATCAGATAACCGCTGTCAGCGTTTTCGAACCGTCACCATGGGTGGTGGTGATCATCATTCCGGCACCGCCGCCACGGCGCTGAATCAGTGCCTGTGCTCTTGAAAAACGTTCGTTATGTTCATCGTCGCCGTCCGGCAGGTGGGTGGTGCACAGCAGGGCAGAACAGTCCTCGCCGTTTGGCCCTTCGTCGTCGTGCGCAATGTCAAAGCTGGCGATCATCGCGATGCCGTGTTCTTTGCTAATGGCAATGATCTGCTGCATCAGCGGGCTGATCTGGCTGTCGTAAATCTCTTCTTTGTTCATGCTGTGGCCCCGTCTCACTCGTTGGTTGATTTCCCGTCTGGCCCTCTATGAAGGCCAACCGGCGAAATCAGTGAAAGCGCCTTGCTGGTATCGCCATGAACTTGATGGCCAGGACGACTGCGGCGCTGGCGCCGACTTCCCAGAACGGCGCGGTCACCCACCACCATGAGCACCAGATAAGCCCGTTCAACTTCAGGGCCACCAGAGCAACCCCGATCAATCCCGGGATCGCCAGCACGCAAATCCCGCCGGCGTTCGAACTGCTATCTGCTGACATTTCCAAGCCTCCATATGGTTTCCCGTCTGGCCCTGTGGCCAAGGCCAGCCAGTGAAACCGGTGATTCCGTGTAAAAGAACTTGTTCCAGTCGATCCCTCTCGGGGCTGGGAGACCATTTCGCTGATCCCTTGCTATCTGGCGGCATCACCAGTCGTGTGACGGGCCGCTGGCCCTTCGCTGCGGTGTCGCTGCGATGGATGTAAATATGAACTACAGGTTCACATATGGTCAAGTACTTAAAGTACATATTTTTGTTGCAGGTCGGCACACGTGGGAATTTGCTTTGATTGCCGTAGGGGGATTTACCGCGAACCAATGGTTCGTTATGCTTTTCGCAGTACTGGATATTTATACAGTTTTCAGGGGCGAGTTATGTTTGTACTGGAAGGGGAGGGACGTATGGAAATGGCCGGTATTGACCGCTTGCGGCTGCGGGCGTCAGAAATGATCAATCACCCAGTCGCCCAAATTCAGCGATGGGTGACCATCCACCGGTTGGACACGGATGGAGAGCGGGAGTGGCGAGAGGTAATTGGGGCTCTTTCCGACACGGCGGCTTTAGATTTGACGATCAATGCTGACGGATCGGTGACAGTGAGATGGGAAAGGCAGGAACGCGAGGATCTGGTAGCTGAAGCGTTCGACGCGGACCCAGAGACCGCGCCGTTCTGATTGCTTTGTTTGTGCTGGGGCTATTTGGCCCCGTCGCACATGCTCATGGAGGATGCTCTGAGGGTGGGATCGGAAATCTTCGCGATGCGCCGCATGCAATCGTCATATGACGGCACGACTGTAGAGGTGCCGCTGGGGGAGGCTACTTCTGGCGGCTTGCCAGTTGGCGCCGGGGGCGCCGACACGATCTGGCGCCTCGATCCGTCAAAGCTCTGGGGAATGACCGGCACTGAAGTGACGACACCATTTCTAAGCACGAACGAAACCGCTCGGCTTGAGCCTGTTAGCGCATTTGCTCGACTCCAAACCCATATTTCGTTGCCATTGTTTGAGGTGACTGCGTACGGCCTGCCCATGATCTGCTCGACCTGAGTACTGCTCATGCCGACCTCAACTCGCCTTGCTTGGTCAAAGTCAAAGTTCGTGCCCGCGCAACCCGATATCACGGCAAGAAGTAATAGCATCGCAAAAATGCGCATCAATAAGTCCCTTTATGGTCGATGGTTCACGGCGTTCTATCACGCCGCCTTGAACTGGTTGGAAATTTCTTTAAAGCAGTTGAGCATTCCAGACGAGGAGTACTCGCGCCTGGATGTATGTGTCTTCGGCCTCAATGGTCTGCGGCGGGTGCTTGGTGTTGTCCGAAATCATATTCAGGCGATTTTCACCGAGCCATTGAAGACGCTTGATGTATAGATGGCCCTGCCAGGTAAGCATGTAGATCCCATCGCCGACGAATTCTCGAACACTGATATCCACCAGAAGCGGGTCTCGGTGCTTGATGGTGGGAGCCATTGATTGGCCCCATCCGGTGACCATCTTGAGATGGAAGTGCTCGACAAACTCGACGCCCATTTCCCGCAGGTGCTGAGGACTTACCCTTACGTCCTGAAACATTTCCGGGTAGTCGTGCGGTATCTGGCCGCCTCCCATCGCGGCGCGAACATCGTAATGGGCGATCCATACTTCATCACCAACTACTCCAGGGCGGTAGTAATCGATCTCGATTGCACCGCCACCATCTTCGGCGGACGCCGCAGATAGCAACCGTCTGCGAGCATCATCGGACAAGCCTTTGCCCTGAGTCGACAGCATTTGACGGACCAGCTCGGCGGCCGACTTCGGCTCTTCAACGCGAAGATAGTCGCCAGAATCGCCGTCTACCTTCACGGGGTATTCAGCCGATCCGAATTGAAGCCATTCGATCTTCACGCCCAAGAAATCTGCGATTGCCCGCATTTTTGCAGGCCCAGGCATTGCCTCTCCGTTGAGCCATTTGCTGGCGGCCTTTGGCGTTACTTTTGTGACTTCAGCCAGGCGAGCGCCAGCTCCCCATTCCTCAACGCCTTTGTTAGCGATGGACTGTTTGAGGCGGGCGACGAAAGCGGCGCGAATATCTTCGATGTGAACCATGCGTTCAATATCGCATGTGCTTGCATGTACTTTCAGTCCCGACATAATATGTACCGTAAGTTCATACGTTCCGGAGGCCACATGCGGCCGCTCAAGAAATCGATTGAAGACGCTGGCGGTGTAGCGGCTGTTGCCCTGGTCTGCGGAAAGACGCCGCGAGCTATCTACAAGTGGCTTGAGGCCAACGCTTTGCCTCGCACCGAGTACACAGGTGAAACCCAATACGCCAAGAAGATCGCGGGCCTGGCTGAAAAGAACGGTCACCCGTTCGAACCAGATTGGCTGCTCGCCCAGGCGCACCCCAACAAATCGGCAGCGTAGGCGCCGCGTCAGCACAGATTCATTTTGTGACTGCTGGTGGCCTGATGCCACTTAAACAAACTTGAGGTTTTACGGATGCACGATTTTCTGAAGGCCTGCGACAGCGTTGTTGACGAGGCGAATACCAGGGATCTCGCGAAGCTCATGAACATGCCTCCGGTGAGCCTGCTCCAGCGTGCCAATGCGAACTATGACGGCACCTGGTTCAACGTAAAGCACCTGTATGCGCTGCTGCGGCACACGCAAGACATGCGCCCACTGGCTGCGCTCGCTGGCGAGTTCGGCTATTCGATCACGAAGATTGAACTGCCCGCTGCAATAGGAGTGCACCCGGCCTTGAGCAAGGTTTCGCTCGAGATATCGGAGCTGACCGTGGAGACGCACAACGCGATGGACGATGGCCGAATAGACCAGATCGAGCGTGCCCGAATCCTCCGGGAAATTGATCACGCCGAGCGGGCGCTGGCGCAGCTGAAGTCGTCGGTAAAGGCCGCTTGAATTCCAGGCACAAAAAAGCCGGTGGCTAGACCGGCTTCTTCAACAACACTTGTGAGGCCGATTATGCACGCGACAACCTCCCCACACAATCCCCGCCCTGATTCGTCAGATTTTGCCTTGTCGCAGAACCTGACACGTCAGCTCATGTCGTCCAAGGAAATCGCAGACCTGACCGGCAAGCGCCACGACAACGTCAAGCGTGACATTGTTGTGATGCTGAAAGACCTCAAAGCCGATGCCCTCAAATTTGAGGATATCTATCTCGACGGACGCAACCGTGAGCAGGTCCAGTATCTGCTCGACCGCGAGCACACCGACTGCCTGCTGACCGGTTACAGCGCCGAGTTGCGCATGAAGGTGATCCGACGTTGGCGTGAGCTTGAAGCGCGGATCATCGGCCACGTCCAGATTCCCGCCGACTTTGCCCAGGCACTGCGCCTGGCCGCCGATCAAGTCGAGCACAGCAGGCAACTGCAGGAGGTTATCGACAGGCAGGCGCCCAAGGTTGCAGCGATTCAACGTCTGGCCGCCGCCGAGGGCGCCATCTGCATTACCGACGCTGCGAAGCACCTGGGCATTTCCCCATCCAAACTTTTTGACTGGATGCAGGCCAACCGCTGGCTTTACCGCCGTGGCGGGTCCACACGCTGGATCGCCATGCAGCCGCGCATTCGCTCCGGCTACCTGAAACACAAAGTGACCGCACTCAAGCCCGACACCGAAACCGGTATCGAACGCGCTGCGTTTCAACCCCTCGTAACCCCGAAAGGCCTTGCGTGCTTGGCTGAAAAGAACATTGGAGCTGCGCAGTGAGCGTTCAAGCAATGACCTGGGCTATGGATATCCCGACGTCCTCCCTGGATAACCCCGCCGCGCGGCACGTCTTGCTGTGCATGGCCAACTATGCCGGGCCTGAAGGCCGTGGCGCCTTTCCTTCTGCGGCGACTATCTCGAAACAGACAGGGCTTTCAGAGCGCACAGTCCGCCTGAAGTTGGATGAACTGGAGAAGGCCGGTTGGATCGCAGAGGGCAATCAGGCAATCGCCGCTGCCTACATCGACCGCCGCGACCGCCGCCCCGTGGTGTATGACCTTCAGCTAAAGCGGGGTGCAAATGCTGCACCCCGTAAAGATCGGGGTGCAGATGACCGCACGGGGTGCAGCTCACAACCGAACGGGGTGCAGGAAAACGCAGAACGGGGTGCAGCAGCTGCACCCAATACACCATTAAACCATCAAGGAACCGAAGAGCAGCAGCCGCGCGAGGGTTCGGACTTGATCGGCCGACAGGACCAGCAGGCCATCGATGATCTGGACAACCGCCAGCGGTACGCCATGTTCGCTGAGTGGTCGCCGAACAGCCGTTACCTGATCGCCCAGGCCCAGATCGCCGGGGTCAAGCCAACCGAAATCCCTGACTCGGTCGTGAAATCGTTCATGGGTTTCTTCGCCGCCAAGCCTGACACCGTGGATTCGGCGGCTGGCTGGTGTCGCCGCCTGGTGTCCTGGTTCGTTCGTGAGCGCGCCGCGACTGCTGTGTCCGGGACTGGCCCTGACGAAATCGAAGACGACAGCACCGATTGGATGCGGCAGGTGCCGAAATGAGAGCCGTATCGAGCATCGCCCAGTCGGCGGTATCCGTTGTTCGGTCTGGTCTCTTGGCCCATGAGGCAGGCGAGCTGGCCCAGCAGGATCAATCCGAGGTGGTCGGAAAGATCATCAACGAACTGTTCCGGGAGCTGCGCACCATTCGCACCGCCTGGCGGCAGGCGTGGCCCGACAAAGCGGCCTATCAGGCTGCTAAGGCGGTTTGGGTCCGAGCTCTTTTCGAGGGCGGCGTCTGCACGCAAGAGCAGATCGATATGGGCCTGGCCCGGTGCCGCGCGGAAGAGACCGATTTTATCCCGAGCCCCGGCAAGTTCATCGGCATGTGCATGCCGACGCCTGAAATGGTCGGCCTGCCCAGCGTCGAGACGGCCTATGAGCAGGCCATGCGCAACTGCCACCCAGCGATGCGAGGCCGGGAGAAATGGTTTCACCCTGCCGTGTACCACGCGACTGCCGCCGCCGGCTTTCACAGCCTCCCACTGCTCAGCCGTGAACTCGGCTTGGCCAGCTTCGGGAAGCGTTATCAGGCTCAGGCCTGCCTCGTATGGCGCGGCGAAGACCTTGGCCCCATCCCATTCGCCGAGATTGCGGCGCCGTCATCGAAAAGTGCGCCGGAAGTCGGCAACAACGCATTGAAAGAATTGCGAGCCAAACGCTCGGGGAGCGCCCAATGAATGACCTGATATTGGTTACTTGTCACATCCGCGATCTTGAGGGGCCTGGCCTGGATTGGGCTGTTGCATTGGTTGAAGGTGTGAAGGTAGCTCTCGCTCCCCCTGCCTATGGCAATGGGTGGCGAATCCGCTATGACCAGGTTCATACCCAGGCCAAGTACTCGCCATCGACGGACTGGGCTCAAGGGGGACCCTTGATCGAAAAGCATGTTATCGACCTAGCATCGCCAGACGAAGCAGGGACATATCTCGGTGCATGGACCGCCAACTGCCCTTGGACGAGTGCCGTTGGCAAAGGGTTTGATTCAAGCAAACCACTTGTGGCGGCATGCCGGTCTCTTGTAGCCGCTAAGCTCGGCGGCCTGGTCCAAGTGCCACAGGTCCTGCTGTCATGAGGCAGACGAAACTCACCAGGGCAGCCCGTGGCCGTGAATGCCAAGTCCGCGTGCCGGGCGTCTGCAACGGCAACCCCGAAACCACCGTGCTGGCGCATTTCCGCATGTCCGGCACCCGCTGTGGTGTCGGCCTCAAGCCGAACGACCTGCAGGGCGCCTGGGCGTGCGGCTCCTGTCACGACGCCATCGACGGCCGACGCAAGACTGAGTTCAGCAGCGACGAACTCAGGGTCATGCATCTTGAGGGCATGGTGCGAACCATCGATATCCTGGTGGGCGAGCGGGTGATTGCAGCATGACGCCGCCGCTCAAGACCTGGGCACCGAAAACCGCGCGTGCCAAGCCGGTGGATCGCGAGGGCCTGGAGCAGGCCGCCCTGATGCGCGAGATCGAACTGCGCTACCCCGACGTGCATCGCCTGATCTTCCACGTCCCCAACGGAGGGCACCGGCACAAGCTTGTGGCTATCAAGCTGAAAGAGCAGGGGGTGAAGGCCGGGGTGCCGGACCTGATTTTGCCCATGGCCCGTGGCGGGTATTTCGGTCTGTACATCGAATTCAAGGCCACGCCGCCCAACGATGCGGAAGTGTCGGCGAACCAGCACGCTTTCATCCAGGCGCTGAATGGCCAGGGCTATTTGGCTGTCGTTTGTCGTGGGCACTTCGACGCGATGGAAGCGCTGCGGGCATACCTGCGGCTGCCGAAGACGGTGGCAGCATGAGCAAGACCCGGGCGGTAAAGTTCAGTGACGCGGAGATCCGCCGTCAGGCCGCCGACCTGGGCGTGCACGACCTGCGCGACCCGAGGCACCCGGGGCTGTACCTGCGCTTCGGCCAGGACCGGCAGCGAGGGTCGTGGTATTTGGTGAAGGGCAAGGCCTGGACCCAGATCGCCCGATTCCCTGAGCTGGGTGCATCCGCCGTGTTGGCTGAGCTGCCCGCCCTGCGTCAACGCCTGCTGCGCGATCCCGCTGCCGCCGTCGCCCTGGGCGGCCTCGCGACGGTCGGCCAGTTGCTGGACTGGTACGGTGACCGGATGGCCAAGGACCGTTCCCTGTCGGGCAAGCGCAAGAGCGGCGCCAAGTCGGCGATTGCCTGCCACCTCAAGCCTCGGCTGGCTGACCTGCCGATTCGTGACGTGTCGGCGCCGGAACTCGACAAGCTGCTGATGTGGCCCGCGCAGGAAGTCCTGTCGCTGTCATACGTCCGGCAGTTGTTCGGTCTGCTGGTCGTCGCATTCCGCCAGGCCCATAAGCTCGGGCTTATCGACGGCAACCCCATGGCCGGGCTGAAGTTCGTGGACTTCACCAAGGCCAAGATCATTCCGAAGGCGGCCCGGCTGCGCGGCGTGCACCTGGTCGACGTGGTGCCGATGCTGGCCGGGATGTTCGACAGCGCCCCGGCCGACGCCATGCTGGCGCTGATGATGCTCTGCCACGGCACACGCATCGGCGAGACGCGGCAAGCGCGCTGGTCGGACATATCCCTGGCAGATGCCGAGTGGTTCATTCCGGCGGATCACACCAAGACCCGCACCGAGCATCGTCTGCCACTGACCGCCCAGGCCCAGGCGCTGCTGCGGGGCTACCGGGCAATCCAGCGGGCCCAGGGCTACGAAGGCATCTACCTGTTCCCGTCGCGCCGTGGCCGGGCGCTCAGCGAGGGGCAGGCCAGTGCCGTGTTCACCCGGATAGGGAAGGGCGAGTGGACGAGCCACGACCTGCGCAAGGTAGCCCGCACCGCCTGGACTGACCTCGGTATTGATGGGCACATCGGCGAGATGCTGCTGAACCACTCGCTCGGCAAGATCGCCTCGACCTACATCAACACCCAGGCCACGGCACAGCGTCTGCTGGCTTTGGAGAAGTGGCACAACTGGTTAGATGAGCGCGGCCTAAACGCGATTCCCAACCTGACAGACGCCCAATACGAAGAATCACATAACCCAGCGCAGACCGCGAAAGACGTGGCCTGCGAGGCAGTTTCTAACATTGTTAATGGCGAGGTTTCAAAAGCATGAAAAAGAGCCATGGCCCTGACTTTCTGAAGCATTACCGGCGCGTGATCAACTGCCCGGACTGCCGTGGTCGCGGTGTTGTGAAAGGCCTTTTCTACGAACTGGATTGCGTTTGCTGCAGTGGTTTTGGCTGGGTCTACGCCGACGATGGTCGTTCAGTGGAGCCGACAGAGATGCCTGCACTAATTCGGTTTTTGACCGAGCGAATTTTGCTGCTTGAGCGGGACATGTCTCGGGCGGACCGAGGCAGCGGCGTCCAGCAGCAATACGAACAGAACAACCGCCTGGGCCCAGGCGGAACTCATTACACAGGGGACTGAACCATGATGATTCGCAAGCCGCTTCACCGCCCACTGGGGGATACCGAGCACATGCTCGAGCAATGGGGTTGGTGGCGTATGGATGGAATGGGCATCCCCAGTTACGCCTCACCGATGCTGGCCATCATGCGCGACATGCTGCCTTCTACTACCAAGTCGTACACCATTACCGATGATCTGGCCGGGGTGGTGGATTCAGCCTTGGCCAAGCTGTGCCGCCGCGATCAACAGATGGGCGACATGATCTGGCTCTACTATGGCGCGAAGTGGCCCGCTGTTCGTGTCGGCCGCCACTATGGCGTCAGCGAAATGAAGGCCCGTGAACTGATCAAGGCGGGAGTAGCCTGGATCGATTGCGCGCTCGAACATTTGAAAGAGGCTGCATGAAATAGTTGTCCATATGGAATGGTTCTGTTTTCATGTCACGGTGTTCAGCTTTTCAAGCGCGACACCCAGACAAAAGAAAGCCCGGCCATCGCGCCGGGCTTTTTGTTGCCCGTCAGAAACAAAAAAGCCCCGACAAGTTCGGGGCTTTTGCATTCCGGCGAAAAAAGAGAGGGCGACGCCTAAGGGTGCGGTAACACCCAAAGGAGCCGCCAGATCGCAGAACACGCCTGCAAGCCAGCCAAGGCCCCCTCACTCTCGCGAGAGCGGGCGGAGCCTAGCAGAAATCAAAAGGCATTGCAGATGTTGAAAGATTGCAGATGTGGGAAATGCAAAAGACTTCTCGCCCGCGTGGGTGGAGTAGCAGAGCTCCAGATCAAATGTTCCCGGTGCGGGACGTTGAATCATGTGAAGGCCTCGAGCCTCGAGCTATCGCCTTTGAGCGACATGAAAGCGGAATCCTCCGCGACAAATCATTCGACTCAATAGGTAATCAAAATGACTGAATCAGTAGGCACTCGCTTCAAAAACGGCCAAATCAACAGTGTTTTCGAAGCTGTAAGCATTGCGGAAAACGTAAACGGCGCAGTTCTTCGTACGCTCTACGTTAGCGCGTCAAGCAACAGCACTGTTGGGGTTTATACGGGCTCAACGAAGCCTACAAGTCCTGCTGCGCAGTGTCCGACAGTCTTTGTCGGTCAGAACACGTCGCTGTCCTTCCCCCTCTACGTCCCGCCGGGTCAAGGGATTTGGTTCGTGTGTGGGGTGGCGTTTTCCCCGACCATCAACGCAACATGGGATGTTCTGTAACACTGAAACTCTGCAGTTTAGCCCCTCCTAAGAGAGGGGCGTCTTGATTCACCAACCCGCTCCAGGGTGCTTCTCTTGGCGGCTCACACCCGCCCTTTTATTTAACAGCCCAGTCACGGAGTCAGCGCATGGATTTCTTTCATCGCCAGTCCGAAAAGATGTACTGGGTAGTAGCGGGCCTTATTGGGGCCAGTGTCGCGAGCTGGTGGCAAAAAGATGATCTGACCAGCGAGCAGGCATGACACGCACAACCATTCCTGACCTCAGCATCCGCTGGGGTCTTTTCGTTTATAGCTCCCCGAAAGGGAGGACACCGGATGCCTACCATGCCTGAAAAGCCAGATACGTGGGCCGCGCTCTGGGTCGCTCTTTCGAATCCACTTTGGCAGGGCGCAATCATGGCGATCCTTATCTCGGCCCTTCGTGTTCTCTACGACGCCAAGGAGACCAGTACTCGCCGGATTGTATTCGAGGCGCTGATCTGCGGCGGCCTAAGCTTGTCTGCCAGCAGTGTCATCGAATGGATGGCCTGGCCCTCGAGTCTGTCAGTCGCCGCCGGCGGCACAATCGGCTTCCTTGGCGTCACGGCCATACGTGAGCTGGTTACCCGTTTCCTTGGCCGCAAGGCGGACACGCTATGAAGGCGTTTGCCGCTGCATTCATCGTCGGCCTGGTCTCGCTCCTGCTCATCGGTATTCAGCAGTATCGGTACATCGACCTGCAGGGTGACCTGACAGTCGAGACCAAGAGCAAGCAGGACGCCATCGCCGCCAACACCGAGAGCCAGGCCACCATCACAAGCCTGCGCGCAGAGGCTCAGCGCAATGCCGACTATCAGGCTGACCTGGCCAAGCGCCTCAAGGACAGCGAACAGAAAGCCCTGAAGGCGAGGAAAGACTTTGAACAACTCAAACGCACCAGCAAGCCTGTTCGTGACTGGGCTGCTCAGCCTTTGCCTGACGGCCTGCGCGGCAAGCCCGCCGCCACTGGTGGTAAAGACAACGGCGGTAAGGCTCGAACCCCCTGAGCTTGTGCCGTGTGAACGCATCAGCACGGCTGATGAAGACCTGGCACTGAACGGTGATTTGTGGACGCTGAAGGACCGAGCAGTAAACCTGCTGGACACCTGCGCCGATCAGGTCGACGCCCAGATCCTGCGCAGTCAGAGCAAGTGAAGAAGTCCTGGTACGTCGCAGTGCCAGGCTATCCGCCGTTCCCCATGATCATGCCAGAAGACCACGCCTGCGCTGGTGCTCTGGCTTACGCCCGGTCGATCTGGCCGCGCGCTACCGTTGAGTGAGCCACCGAATGCCGCAGCGCCCACAGAAGCCCTGTCGTCACGCAGGCTGCAACACGCTGCACCGCAACGCCGCCTACTGCGATGACCACGCACACCTGGCCAAGATCAAAAGCCATGGCAGCGCCCCACGTTTGGCTGGCCGAGCGCTACAGAAGCGCCGTCTGAGCGTCTGGACCAAGGACCCAACCTGCGCCAGGTGCGGCAGGCTTACCGATTACCCGGGCGGCTTCGAACTGGACCACACCGTATCGCTATCCAAGGGTGGCAAGGATGTGGAGGAGAACTGCCAGGTGCTCTGCAAGGGTGTCGGTGGTTGCCATCACCAAAAGACAGCCGAGGACCTTGGCTACGAGTACCGGCCGCCCGCCGGGCTGGATGGCTACCCGGTCAAATGACCGGCTTCGCACTGTTTTGGTGCTTGCACTTAGTTGGTGCGTGAGAATAATTCTCAAATGGCGGAGGGGGGAGGAAAAAACTTCCAGATCTTTTGCTCGGAAATGGTCCATCCCACCGTTCTTCTGTCGCCGCGAAATATAAAGTTCAGGAGTTAGCCAATGCCGGGGGTCGCGGGACGGTCGGGCCGTCGTCCGAAACCCACGGCCCAGAAGGCGCTGGCCGGTAATCCAGGCAAGCGCGCGCTGAATAAACACGAACCAGATTTCTCATTGGTCAACGACATTGATCCGCCGGATTGGTTGAGCGAAAACGCTCGCCGCGTCTGGCAGATGATTGTCCCGCAGCTCTGCTCCGCGAAGGTGTTGGCGCTGACGGATCTGCATAACGTCGAGGCGTTTTGCACCGCCTACGGCAACTGGCGCCTGGCTCAAGATTCCGTCCAGCAGTTCGGGATTGTGGTCACGTCTGCCATGGGCAGCCCGATCAAGAACCCGGCGCTTACCGCCGCCAACGAGGCGATGCGCCAAATGGTCACGTTCGGTTCGATGTTGGGCCTGGACCCGGCCAGCAGAACCAGAATCATCGGCGGCAATAAGCCGGAGCCCACAAACCCGTTTTCAGACCTTCTGAGTACCTGATGGCCAAAACCACCCACGCCAACGTCGATAAGGCGATGGTTTGGGCGAGGTCGGTCCTTAAAGGCAAGTTTCCAGCCTGTCGGTACATTCACCAGGCCATCGAGCGGCATTTTGACGACGTCACCAAAAGCCGGTCGAAAGATTTTCCGTTCAAATTCGACCCGGCCAAGGCCGAGAAGAAGCTGAAATTCATACAGCTTCTGCCGCACACGAAGGGCGAGTGGGCCTACAAGCGGCAACTGATCACCCTTGAACCGTGGCAACTGTTCGGCCTGGCCTGCACCTTCGGCTGGGTGAGGAAGAAGGGCGCCTACCGCCGGTTCCGCGAAAGCTATTGGGAAGTACCGCGCAAGAATGGCAAAAGCGTGATTGCCGCCGGTGTCGGCTCCAGCATGTTCGTCATGGACAAGGAGTTCGGCGCCGAGGTTTACGCCGGCGCGACGAGTGAAAAGCAGGCGTGGGAAGTATTCCGGCCGGCCAAGCTGATGATTCAGCGGTCCCCGATGCTGATCAGGGCCGTTGGCATTGAGATCAATGCCTCGAACATGAACATACCGGCCGACAACAGTCGGTTTGAGCCCTTGATCGGAGACCCTGGCGACGGTGCATCGCCCAGTTGCGCGATCATCGACGAATTCCACGAACACGAAACTGCCGCTTTGTACGACACCATGCTCACAGGCATGGGCGCCCGCCGACAACCGCTGATGTTCATCATCACGACGGCCGGGGCGAACATCGAGGGCCCGTGCTACGACAAGCGCCGCCAGGTGCTGGAGATGTTGGACGGCACGGTGCCGGACGACGAGCTGTTCGGCTATATCTGGACGCTGGACGAGGGCGACGACTGGACGGACCCGAAGAACTTGGCAAAGGCCAACCCATGCATAGGGGTTTCGGTATTTCAGGAGTACCTGGAGAGCCAGCAGCAGCGTGCAATTCGCTCGGCGCGGTTCACCAACACGTTCAAGACCAAGCATCTCAACGTCTGGGTGAGCGCCAAATCAGGTTTTTTCAACCTGCAGAGCTGGAAAGCGTGCGAAGACGTCAGCCTCAACCTGGAGCAGTTCGAGGGGCAGGAGTGCAATCTCGGTCTCGATCTGGCCCGCAAGCTGGATATGAACTCGATGGCCCGGCTGTTTTGGCGGGAGATCGACGGGAAAATCCACTATTACAGCGTTGCGCCACGGTTCTGGGTGCCAGAAGACACCGCTTTCAATACCGACAACAGGCGAATGTTCGAACGGTTCCAGGCCTGGCTAAACGCTGGCTACCTGTACACATCGCAGGGTGCCGAGATCGACTATCGGGACATCCTCGAGGAGTGCAAAGAGGCTAACAAGCTGGCGCCAGTACGCGAAAGCCCGATTGACCCGCACGGCGCTACCAACCTAAGTCACCAGTTGGATGACGAGGGACTTTCGCCGATCACGATTACCCAGAACTACACCAATATGTCCGATGCCATGAAAGAGCTGGAGGCGGCGATTGAATCCGGCCGGTTCCACCACGACGGCAACCCGATCATGACCTGGTGTATCGGCAACGTGATCGGCAAGTTCCTGCCGGGCAACGACGACGTCGTTCGCGCGATCAAGCAGGGCAATGACAACAAAATCGACGGCGCCGTGGCGCTGATCATGGCGATAGGTCGAGTGCTCGCGAACAGCGAGACACAGGGATCCGTCGATGACTTCCTTTCCAGACCAATGAGCATGTAATGGCAGACACCGACTACAGCATTGACCTGCGCACCCGCAGTCCTTTCTGGGCGCGCATGGCCAGCTTCTTCGTTGGCGGCCGTCTGGTCACCCCGGAAAAGGGGTCTCAAACCGGCCCGGTATCGGCAACGGGCACCGTGGGTGATTCCACCGTCAACGATGAGCGCTCGCTGCAAATCTCAACGGTATTCGCGTGTGTCCGGCTGATAAGCAGCGTGACCGCATGCATGCCGCTGGATGTGTTTGAGACGAAGGGTGATGACCGCCAGAAAGTCGATTTGCAGAACCCCTTGGCGCGCTTGCTGCGGTACAGCCCGAACCAGTTCATGACGGCATTCGATTTTCGCGTTTCGATGACCATGCAGCTCTGTTACTACGGCAACGCCTATGCGCTGATAGAGCGGAACTCGGTCGGCGATGTGATCAGCCTTGTACCGCTCATGTCGGTAAACATGGACGTACGCCTGGAAGGAAAGCGGATCGTCTACCGCTATCGTCGAGATAGTGAGTACGCCGATTTCAAGCAAAGTGAGATTTTCCATCTCAAGGGCTTTGGCTTTAACGGGCTTGTCGGACTGTCGCCGATCGCCTTCGCTGCGAAGACAGTTGGTGTGGCGGTGGCCATGGAGGATCAGCAGCGCGACTTCTACGCCAACGGCGCCAAGTCGCCACAACTGCTGATGACAGGCGAGGGCAAGCTGCTGAACAAAGAGCAGCGCGCCCAGGTCGAGGAGAACTTTAAAGAGATCTCTGGCGGCCCGGTCAAGAAGCGGCTGTGGGTTCTTGAGGGCGGATTCACCACTCAGGCTATCGGCGTCAGTCCCCAGGACGCTGAAACCATGGCGGCAAGGAAGTTTCAGGTCAGTGAAGTGGCGCGGTTTTTCGGCGTTCCACCGCATCTGGTGGGTGATGTAGAAAAATCCACCAGTTGGGGATCCGGCATTGAGCAGCAAAACCTTGGCTTTCTTCAGTACAGCCTGGACGCATATCTGGAGATATGGGAAGTCGGCATTCTGCGCTGGCTGGTGAAGCCCTCCGACCTCGGTCGCATACACGCCGAACACAACCGTGATGGCCTCCTGAGTGGCGACTCAACGGCCCGGGCGAACTACATGAAAACCTTGGTCGATACGGGACTGCTCACGATCAATGAAGGGCGCCGGGTCAACAATCGCCCGCCGCTGCCTGGCGGAGACGTGGCCACCAGGCAATCGCAAAACGTGCCGCTTGATCAACTTGGCAAAACAAGCCCCGCCCCGAGCGGGGCTTAGTTTTTCTGGAGACCGGAATGTCCACTATCAACAAGACGCTTGCCTTCGAGCAGGCAGAAATCAAATTCGCCTCCGGCGGCAAACAGGGCGTGTTCGAGGGTTATGCCAGCGTGTTCGGTGTGACCGATTCGGACGGTGACATCATTCTGTCCGGGGCTTTTAAGAAGGTGCTCGAGGGCCAAAGCCGCCAGGTCGGCATGTTCTTCAACCACAAAACTTGGGAAATCCCGGTCGGCAAATGGCAGGCGCTGGAAGAAGACAGCAAGGGGCTGCTCGTCCGTGGCGAGCTGACGCCAGGCCATTCCGGCGCGACCGATCTCAAGGCTGCAATGGAGCACGGCACCGTCGGCGGCATGTCGGTCGGCTTCTCCGTGACCAAGGACGATTTCAACATGATCGAGACCGGGCGGGCGTTCAAAAGCGTCACCGCACTGCGCGAGATCAGCATCTGCACCTTCCCTGCAAATGAGCAGGCGACCATCGAATCCATGAAAAGTCTGGAGTCGATCACCACCATTCGCGATGTAGAGCACTGGCTGAGGGATTCGGCCGGCCTCTCGAAGTCGCAAGCCCTGGGTTTTATTGCCCGGTTTAAGTCCGCAGTTCGGAGCGATTCCGAAGGTGGCGAAATCACCGCGATCCTCGATCGCCTCAAGTCTTTCCCAACTGTAGGAAAATAAACCATGTCCGAATTGGCCCAAATCCAGAAGGCTATCGAAGACGCGCAGGCGAACATGACTCAACTGTTCGATGCGCAGAAGAAAGAAATTACCGAGACCGGCGCCGTCAGCAAGAAGCTGCAAACCGATCTGCAGGCCGTACAGGAAGAGCTGACCAAGTCTGGCACCCGCCTGTTTGACCTGGAGCAAAAGCTTTCCGGTGGTAATCTGGACAATCCCAGCACCCAAAAATCCTTCGCCGAGCGCACCGCCGAAGACCTGAAGAAGTCCTGGGACGGAAAGTCTTCGGGCAAGGTCGATGTGAAGAGCTTCGATAAGGCCCTGGGCAGCGGCGCCGCCTCGGCTGGCGCCCTGATTGATCCGCAACGCAATGCAGGTATCTTGATGCCAGGCCTTCGTCGCCTGACCATCCGCGACCTGCTGGCTCAAGGGCGTATCAGCTCTAACTCCCTGGAATACGTGCGCGAGAACGTATTCACCAACAGCGCGGCGCCGGTGGCTGAGGGAAACCTCAAGCCTGAATCGCAGCTGACCTTCACCAAAGAAACCGCGACCGTAAAAACCATTGCTCACTGGATTCAGGCTTCCCGCCAGGTGATGGACGACGCTCCGATGCTGGAGTCGTATGTGAACAACCGCCTTCTGTTCGGCTTGGCGTTGATCGAGGAGGGACAGTTGCTCAATGGCGACGGCACCGGCGACAACCTGAACGGCCTCAATAAGGTCGCAACGGCGTACGACGCCGCTCTCACCGTTGCCGGCGATACGCGCGCTGACTTGATCGCTCACGCGATCTTTCAGACCAGCGAATCTGAGTTCGAGGCCTCTGGCATCATCCTGAACCCGCGTGACTGGCACGCCATTGCCTTGCTCAAGGATGCTGACGGTCGCTACATCTTCGGTGGCCCAGCGGCCTTTGCAGCCAAAGTGATGTGGGGCCTGCCTGTTGTAGCCACCAAAGCACAAGCCCTGGGCACCTTCACCGTGGGCGGCTTCGATCTGGCTTCGCAGGTCTGGGACCGCATGGATGCCACTGTCGAGGTCAGTCGCGAAGATCGCGACAACTTCGTGAAAAACATGGTGACCATCCTGTGTGAAGAGCGCCTGGCGCTGGCTCACTATCGCCCAACCGCAGTCATCAAAGGCGCTTTCGCGGCCTGATTGCTACCGAGGCAGGGGTTGGCAACGGCCCCTGTTTTGCCAATGAAGAAGATTCGAGCGTTACGCCAGTTTTCCCACTACCACGCAGGTAACTTTGACCAGTTCGAAGAGCGTGAAGTAGCAGATGATATCGCTGAAGCCTTGATCGGTATGGAGTTAGCCGAAGAGGTAGAGGCGGTTCCGGAGCTGAAGAAAACCACGAAAAAAGAGGCGAAGTGATGATCGACCTGCCGCTGATCAAATCACACCTGCGGGTAGATGGAGATGACGACGACGCATTGATCGGCGCCTACCTCGACGCCGCGGTGGAGTACGTTCAGCAGCATTGTGATCGTCGAATCGCTGAAACCCCCGAGGGGCCCGAGCAGATGGCGCTCACCAATGACGTGAAACAGGCGATTTTGCTGTTGATCGGTCACTGGTACGCCAACCGCGAAGATGTCGTCGTCGGTGTCTTGGCGGCTCAGGTTCCAGTTGGCGCGCATGCGCTGTTGTGGACAAGGAAGCGTTTCTGATGCGAGCCGGACCTCTGCGTCACCGCTGTTCGCTGCAGAAGAACCAGCGCGCCCCGGATGGCATGGGCGGCGGTGCGATGGCCTGGGTCGAGCTGCGCAAGGTTTGGGCTGAAATCACCACGCCTACCGGTCGTACGCAGGTTGTGGCTCAGCAGCTCACTGCTGATGTGACTGCCGAGATCCGGTGCCGACCCGCTGATGATCTGGTGGCGGGCCTGCGCCTGGTGCACAAGGGCACCACTTACAAGATCGAGGCCGCACTGCTCGATAACGCGAACAGCATGCTACGACTGCTGTGTTCGAACGTAACCAATCCCTGAGGTACTGACATGGCCCGGCGTTCCAAGGGTGATTTCAAGCTGCGCGGTCTTCTGCGCCGTATCGGCAACCAGATGGAGAGTGACCTGCGTCCGGCGATGGTCCAGGCCGCCAACCTGGTGCTGGCTACACAGCAGGAACTGATACCCGTCGACGATGGCGATGCCCGAAACACACTGAAGGCGTTCGTTTCGAAGAGCGGGCTGGATGCGCAGATCGGCATCCGGGGCAAGCGTGACAACCGCAAGGTCTTCTATGTCGTCTTCTTGGAGCGAGGCACAAAGCAGTACCAGCGGGGCGACACTGTAGTAGCGCCCCGGCCAGCTCATCCATGGCTCCGGCCTTCCATTGACCTGAATCGTGATGACATTGCCCGACTGATCAAGGCTGCCATTGCCAGCACGCTGTCGCGAGCCGCACAGGAGGCGCGATGAGTGACCCGACGTTGGCGCTACAAAAGGCGCTCTATGCCCGGTTGTCAGCGTCGATTTCCTGCCCGGTCTACGACGATGTGCCGCAGGACGCGCCGATGCCGTACACGACCTTTGATCGCGAGTTCTCCCGGAACACCACGCCTATATCGGGCAAAAACCGGCAGAACCGCCTGTTCTACCTGTCCGTCTGGAGCAATTACCCAGGCCAGGCCGAAGTGAAACGGATCATGGCCGAGATCGACGCGGCACTGAACGAGCAGCCGCTGGCGCTTGAGGTAGGCAGGGTCATTTCTGTCCGCGTTACGCGCTCCGACAGCACGCGCGAGCCAGACGGTCGGACCTACATGGGTAGCGTCACCCTGCAAATCATCACCCAGCACTGACATTGCCGAGCAACACCAGCACCCGCCATTGAGCGGGTTTTTTCGTTTCATCCGCGCCCTGGAGGGCAACATGGCTATTAAAACTTCTGCCGGCGTCACGCTATCGATCGGCCCGGCCCACAACGTTACCTATGGCGAAGATGCCTCGAGCATCGCAGCCGCGATTCTGGCTTTGAAGGCTCTCACCTACAAGGAAGTAGGCGAGGTTGAAGACGCTGGCGAGCTGGGCGACGAAGCCTCTACTGCTGACTTCACCGCGCTGGCCAACCGACGCAAGCGCAAAGTGAAGGGCACGTTCGACGCCGGCACTCAGCAAGTGACCCTCGGCGAAGACCCGAGCGACGATGGCCAGGATGCCCTGAAAGTCGCCCAGAAAAGCGACTCGAACTACGCCATTAAGATGGATTACGGCGATGGCACCGCCGACTACTACCTGGTCCAGGTGCTGAGCTTCCGCAAGCAGATCGGCAGTGCCGATTCCATCCGCAAGGCTTCGGTGTCGCTGGCTATCAACTCCGCGATCTACGAAGACAAGCCGTAATTCGCCCGGGGCTTCGGCCCCGGCATCACCCTAATTCCCCTCCTGAACAATTCAGACCCTCAAGGAAAATCACATGTCCAAGACTGACCACGGCACCGTTGAAGTAAATATCGGCGCAGACACCTACATCCTGACTTTCAACCTGAAGGCCGTGAAGCGCATCGAGCGCGTGTTCGGCGGCATCCTGCCCGCCATGCAAGAAGTGCAGAAATTCAACCTGGGCGCCGTTGTCCAAGTGGTCGCCGCCGGTGCTGGCCTGGCGTTGAAGCCGAAGGAAGTTGAAGAGCTGGAAGAGCAAATCTACGACACCGGCATGATCAGCATCACGCCGTCGCTCGTTGAATACCTGTCCGCGCTGCTGAACCCGGCGGCCAAGGCGGCCGAGCAACTGGACGCCGCTGCTGAAGACTCGAAAAAAACCGCAAAAAAGTAAAGCGGCCTGAGAACGGCAGCTATGTCGACGAATTGTTCGGCATAGCTACCGGCTGCCTGGGCTGGCCGCCGAGCGAAGCCTGGTCTGTCGCTGTGCCTGAGATCCTGCTGGCCTGGGATGCGAAGGTGGAGTTTTTGCGCAGCACCAATCCATTCGGATCGGGCGGCAAAACGCCGGGGCCGCCAGCGCCGCCGGAAAACGAAACTCAGGACGAGAAGCGGGAACGTATCAGGGCGCAGATGAATGCGCGCAAAGCCCACGCTCGCGGATAGCGCGCTCACCTTCCCAGAATTTTTATGACCGCCGGATGGGCGGTTTTTTTTCGCCCGGAGAACGTACATGTCAGGTCAAGAAGTCCAGGGGATGCTGATCCGCCTCGAGGCGACAACAGCACAGCTGCGCCAGGAGATGGCCAGGGCCGACGCGACCGTAGCGCAGGTCTCTGGGCGGATTGATACGCAGCTTGGTCATGTTGATAGCGCTTTCGATCGGGTAGGGCAGAGTGCTCGCGCCGCTGGCGACATGGTGAAGACTGCTCTCGCTGGCGCAGTAAGCGCTGCTGGTTTGAGCGAGCTGCTTCGGCATGCCGAGGCTTACACCACCGTTGCGAACCGCCTGAAGCTGGTTACAGCAAACGCGACCGAGTTCACCGCGGCTCAGCGCGCCGTGTTCGATATCGCCCAGCGCTCCGGCCAGCCACTGACAACCACGGCAGAGCTGTATCAACGGATCGCCACGAACCAGAAAGAACTGAAGCTTTCCGGCCAGGGCGTAGCCGGGATCGTTGAGACCATCGCGAAAACAATGGTCATCAGTGGATCGTCGACCGAATCAGCAAATGCTGCGCTGATTCAGCTGGGGCAGGCGTTCGCATCCGGTGTGCTGCGCGGTGAAGAACTGAACAGCGTCATGGAGCAGGCCCCAGCGCTGGCCCAGGCCATCGCCAAGGGGATGGGTGTGTCCGTTGGCGCTCTGCGCTCGCTGGGCGCTGCTGGCAAGCTCACAGCTGATTCTGTGGTTAAAGCACTTCAGGCCCAGGCTTCAGCTGTGAACGAGCAATTTGGGAAAATGCAGAACACTGTCAGCACGGGCATGACCCGGCTGGATAACTCGGCAACAAACCTGATCGGTAAGTTCGATCAGGCAACGAGCACAAGCTCCAAGCTTTCCGATGTGCTGACCGGAATGGCCAAAAGCCTCGACTCGGTGTCTGTTAATGGTGCCTCGTTCGCAGATACCGTGGCGCGGGTTTCAAACGTGGCGGAAACCCTGGCAGTCGTAATCGGCGCACGCCTGGCCGTTTCCGCCGGGCAGGCAGCTTTATCCTTTGTGTCGGCGACGAAGGCATCGATTGAGCAAACTGCGGCGCTCGTTCGCTCTACCGTTGCAGCTGATGCGGCTTTGGTCGCCGATGCTGCCAGTGCGAAGCAGGCGATGCTTACGGCCGCATCCCGGCAAGCGGATGCCAAAGCCTTACTTGAGCGCGCGAACGTTGAACTGGCGACCGCTGAACAAAAAGTCGCCTCTGACCGTATGCGGCAGGCGAGCGAAGTCGGCAACCTGCAGGCTGTTCAAAACGCACTTGTTGCGGAGCGCGCCCTCGAGGAGCAACGCCTGCGCGCGCAAATCACTGATACCGGGCGCGCGCAATCCGTCGCGCGCTTGGCCGAGCTTCGTCAGTCGGAAGTCGCAATCATTAACCAGGTGAAGGTCGCCGAGGTTGCACTGGCTGAGACCACCGTCGCTACGTCAGCTGAAATCCAGGCTGCATACAAGGTTAGGTCAGCAGCGGCTGCCGGTTACGCAGAAACAGCCCTTGCGGCCAACGAAGCCGTTGCCATTTCTGACAGGGCGACCGCAGCGGCAGGCGCTACTTCCCGATCGATTGCAGGGCTCTCTGCTGCTGGCAGCGGCCTTCTGGGACTTTTGACCGGCCCGGTCGGTTTGATCGCCACGGCAGGACTTGTTGCTGTTTCGTTCTTCAACTTCGGTGGCAGTGCTGATACCGCTACGAAGGCGTTGATCGACCAGAACCTGACCGTGGACGATAGCATCGCGAAGTTCAAGGAATTGGGCGAAGCGCAACGAACTCTGCAGGCATCAACGTGGGCTGAAAAGCAGACTGAAGCGCTTAGTGATACGAGCAAAGCGCTGAACGAATATGCCCTACGCGGTCAGGAAGCGTTCTACAACTTGGGCATGGCAGGTGCCGAAGGCGCTGAAGCATTAGCAAAAATGATGGAAGAGGTTCGCACCGGATCCCGGTCGCTCGACAGCGTGACTCAATGGGTAAAGGAAAACAGTGCGATTCTTCCCCAATACAAAACCATGCTCGAGCAGACTGCTGCCGCCTATGAAATCAACGGCGCCAAAGCCGACAAGTACGGCAAATTACTGGGCCAGCTGAGCACCGTTACGGCTTCAGCTACTTCCGAAACCGGAAAACTCGCCGCCGAGCAGCAATCGGCGGCCGGGCAAAGCGCCTCGAACACTGCGGCTTGGGATAAATACCTCAGCCAACTGATCAAGACGCGAGATCTGCTCGGCGCTAACACTGAGGCTGAAGCCGCTTACAACGCAGCGAGAATGGGTGCTACGCCTGCCCAGATTGCTGCCGCCAAACTTATTGGCGAGCAGACCGACACGCTGAAGGCATATCAAGAGGCCATAAAACAGAGCAACGAAGTCGAAAAAGCGGCGCTCAAAATCAAGCTCGCGTCCCTCTATGCTGCTGAGGATGCCCAAAACGACGCTGCGGCGGCCCAGAAAAAAGCGCTTGATGACACTGCCAAGGCTGCTGAGGAAAGCGCTGGACGCCAGGTCACTGCAATGCAGCAGGTCATCAACCAGACCCTTCGAGTCGTGCAGGGCCAAAACTTGCTCCTTGTACAGCCGCAGAAGCAAAACAATCTCGCCGGCGCGGCCCTGCTTACCTTCGGCGGCGCGACACCGACCGCGCCGGTCGTGCCGAAGGCTACGCCTGATGAGCGAGCAACGGCGGCCATTGCCCAGCTGGACGCAACCACTGAAGCCAACAAGCGCGTAGACAAGGCTGCCAATGCTGCAGCTGCCGCACTCAAGGCCCAGGCCAAAGCGCTTCAAGATCTGCTGGATAAATCGGGTATCTCGACCAAGGCCGCGAACGACATGGCCGACGCCTACCTGGGCGGCGCCGACAACGTCCGGGCAATGACAATCCAGCAGAAGATCGAAGAGGAACTGCTCAAAACCGGCGCCAGTGCGCGCGACAAAGTCACCAAAGCGATCAACGACATGCAGGACGCCGAGGATCGCCGGGACGTGGCCAAGACTGCGGCGGCCATGAAGGTCGAGGTTGACCAGACCCTGGCCCAGGCCAAGGCCACGCTTCAGGGCTCCGACGCGCTCGAGATCTACAACGTCAACAAGTCGATGCAGGTTGAGTTGGCGGGCAAAAATATTCAGTACGGCAGCAAGGAATACGACCAGCTGCTGAAGCAGACCAAGGCGCAACTGGAGGCCAATAAGGCGCTCGAGGCCGCGAACAAAGCAAACGATCTGGTTGACCGGCTAAACCCTCAAGTCAAACTGCTGAAGGAATACACCGCTGACCAGAGAGCCCTCAACGATGCGATCGCGATGTATCCCGAGAAAGCCGATCTTTATCGCGAGTCGTTGGTAAAACTCGGGCAGGAATACGGCGACAACCAGGCGAAACTGACGGTCTGGGGCCGCCTGACCGAGGGCGCCATTGACCGCATCGACAAGTCGTTCGCTGATGCCTGGCTGAACATCGATAAGGGCTTCAAGGGCTTTTCCGAAAGTTTGCTCGATGGATTTAAGCAGTTCCTGGCCGAATTGGCCCACGAAGCAATTACCAAACCGATTGTTATCAGTTTCGCGAACTCGCTTTTGGGCACCAACAAATCCGGGGGCGTTGGTGATGTAATCAGCGCCCTAAGCGGCGACAGTTCTAGCGGCAGCACCAGCGGCCTCGCCTCTGTGGCCAACAAGCTGTACAGCGCCTACAACATCGTCACCGGTGTGGGCGCCAAGGTTGTCGCGGGCTATGCCGAGGGCGGCGTTACCGGTGCTGCAAAAGCTGGCGTCAGCTATTACGGAGATAAACTCAGCACACTCTACGACATCGCCAAGGGCGGCATGGCCACGTTGTTGGGCCAGCAGACCGCGCTGCAAATCGCGCAGCAGGCGGCAACTCAGGCAGCACTGAACTACGGCGTCACCCAGGGTGTGGCTAGTACCGTGGGCCAGTTCACTCTCGATGCCGCAGGCCAGCAGATCGCGGCCGGCTTGGTGCAGCAGGCAGCCACCGAGGGAGTAGCCTCGGCGGCCGCCACCCAGGGTGCAAGTAGCGGCGCGACAAGTGCCCTTGGCAGCGCCGCCTCGATGTGGCCGCTGGCGGTCCTTATGGGCATGATCCAGTCGGGCAAGTTGTACAGCGCGGGTGTGCGTCCTGACGCCGGTGCGATGTACGACAGCGCTGGCGGCACCGGGCTGGGCAAGGTCGTGATGAGCATCCCGACCCTGACCGCAAAGGCTTTCGAAATCGTCGATGGCGCCTTGAGCAAGATCGTTGGTGGCAAGGCTGCGGCGATTCTCACCGGCTCCACGTTGTACCAGGCGGTGTGGAGCAAAGTCGGTAGCAAGTTGTTCGGCAGTGGTTACGAAACCAAGGACGCTGGTATCCAGTTGGCGGTCAAGTCGGGCGAATTTGATGCCCTGCAGTACACGAAACAGAAAAAGAAGGGCGGTCTGATTTCGGGCAGTTCCAAAACCCGCTATCTGTACAACGACCTGCCGGACGATACGCAAGACGCGCTCGGCAGCGAGTACAACACCACGGTAATGGGCGCTATGGCGCTATTCACCCAGCTGGGCGTCAAGCTCAACGACAGTGTGCTGGATGGCCTCAACATGGCGTCGTCGCAGATCAGCACCCAGGGTAAAACCTCGGAGCAGATCCAGGCTGAAGTGGATCACTGGTTCGCGCTGCTGGGCGACCAGGTAGTTGTGGCGGTCTCCAAGGCGACCGACGCCGGCGTCAGCGGCTTCAGTTACGTCGGCTTGCAGGCCTTCGTGAAGAACCTGTATGACGTGAACACCATGCTGAAGCATGTCAACGTGGGTCTCTACGACATGTCCGTGACTGGCGGCTTCATGGCCGAGCAGCTATCTGCCATGGGCGGCGGCTTTGAGGAGTTGCAGAAATCTGTCAGCGCCTATTACGACGCTTTCTTCTCCGACAACCAAAAGTCGATCGACACCATCAGCGATATCCAGGACGTTTTCGACGGCCTCAATATCACGCTCCCAGACAGCCGCGATGGGTTCCGGGCCATGGTCGAGGGCATCGACAAGTCCACGGAGGCGGGCCGCCAGATGTTCGTCACGCTTATGACCCTGGCCACCGCAGCGGACCAGGCCTACGACATTATGGAGGCCCGGCAGAAGACGTATTACAGCGCCTTCTACAGCGAGTCGGAGAACACCGCGCGCACCGTTGCGGACGTTACCGCCGAATTCAAGAAGGCGAACGTTGCTCTGCCGGCCACCCGTGACGGGTACCGGGCAATTGTCGACGGCATCGACCGGACAACCGAGTCCGGCAAGACGCTATACAACACCATGATGGCCATGGCCGGATCGGCGGACACGTTCTACAAAGCCCAGGAACAAGCCCAGTCTGCCGCGCAGGCCGCCGCTATCGCGGGTGCGAGCAACGCAATGAGCGCGCTGCAACGGGCAGTCACCGCTGAGAAAAATTCGCTCACCGCCGCGTACAACGCTCGGGTGGCATCGCTAAACGACATGCTGTCGACGGCGCAGGCCAGCGTGACCGGGTTGACCAACACAGGCACCGCGCTGGAAACCGCGCTGAAGTCGCTCAACGGCACGTCTGAAACCACCGTGAAGATGCTTCGCGAGCAGGCCAAGGCGACGCTTCAGAACGCGCTGGCCACGGCCCAGGGCGGCGGCTCGCTGGTCGGCTTTGATGGGCTGGACGATGCTCTGACGTCGGTCAGCACCAACACCACCGACATGTACGGGTCGCTCGAGGACTTCACCCGGGAGCAAGGCCGCACGGCGAACGTGGTCGCTCAGCTCAACGCCATCAACGGCGTACAGCTGACGGCCCAGCAGCAGTTGTTGAAGAGCGTGCAGACTCAAATCGCCGACGCGAAGGATCAGTTCGACCTGCAGATGGCCAAGCTGGACGATCAGCTCGACGCCGCTCAAAAGCAGCTGGACGCGCTGAACGGCATCGACAACTCAATCGTGAGCGTTGCCGAGGCGCTGAACGCTTTCAACGCGGCAGTGCAGTCGGCGATTGCGGCAGCAGCTGCGACCGCTGCGGCGGCTACCAAGCCTGCGGGGTCTACTGGCGGCAGCTACACCGGCGGCACAGGGACGGCTGGCGCGCCGAGCTACAACGACATCAATGCCATTTATAACAGCGTGCTTGGCCGTGATGCCGATGCGGCGGGGGCGGTTTATTGGGGTGGTCAGGCCGGTTCTATGACGGCCGTGCAATTGGCCGCGGCGATCAAGGCGGACGCTGTCTCGAACGGTGAAATCAAAGGCTATGCCTCGGGCGGTTTCCACTCCGGCGGCCTGCGCCTTGTCGGCGAAAACGGGCCTGAGCTGGAAGTTACCGGCCCGTCGCGGATTTACAACGCCAGTCAGACGGCCGCCATGCTCAATGGTGGCAACGACAACGCGGCGCTGTTGGCTGAGATTAGAGAGCTGCGCGCAGAGAATCAGCGCGGGGATTTTCAGATCGCCAAGTACAGCCAGAAGGTGGCGCAGCTGCTGGAGAAATTCGATAACGAAGGCATGCCACAGGAGCGGGATTACGCATGAGGCTCATCAAACCGGTGGAGATCACAGAGGCGAAGCTGATCAGCAGCAACGTCCCCGAGAGCGATTACCCGGCATGGTCGGCGACGGCAACCTACGCCATCGCCGCCCGGGTGCTGCTGGCCCACAACATCTGGGAAGCCCTCGCGGCGGTGCCCGCCGGCGTAAAGCCTGGTGAAGAGGTTGTGACGGCAACGGCTCCGGCAAAGTGGCAGTTGATCGGTGCCGATAACCGCTGGCGGATGTTCGACACCAAGGTCGAGTCGCTGACCACGAACGCCGGAACGATCACCGTTCGGCTACGGCCTGGCGCAGTGGTCAACTCGCTGGCGATGTTCAATGTCGCCGGGCGCACGGTAACCGTCACCATGGTGGATCCGGTGGAGGGTGAGAGGTACCGGCGAGTCATCAGTCTTGTCGATGGCGGCGTCACCAACTGGTACGACTATTTCTTTTCCGAGATCGACGTCCGCACAGACTTTGTGCTGCTGGACATGCCCGCCTACGGCTCTGCTGACGTTCTGGTGACTGTAGACGCCGGATCGGGCACGGCGGCGGTGGGCCACATCGTTGTCGGCGCGTGGAAGAAACTCGGTGATGCGCTGTATGGCAGCTCTGTCGGTATCAACGATTACAGCCGAAAGTCCACGGATGACTTCGGCAACACCACAATTATTCCGCGCTCGTACTCAAACCGGGCCGAGTTCGACATTGCATTGGAAACATCTGAAGCAGCGAAGATACGGCGCTTGTTGGCTGAAATGCGCTCCACGCCAATAGTTTGGATCGGTGAGGAAACTTACGAATCTACGATTCTTTTCGGCTTCTACAAAGACTTCAACATAGTTCTGGCGGGGCCGAAGTTGTCTTCGGGAACTATCACTGTCGAAGGGCTTGTGTAGCTGTTCCAGCATTTGAATATTAAATCTTGAAGGAATTAATTTATGGCGACTCCAGTGATTGCCGCGCTTCCTCTTGCCCCGACGCGCGGTGACGGCCCCGACGATTATATGGTTGAGGCTGACGCATTTACCGCCGCTTTGACACCGTTCAGCATCCAGGTGAACACGGCAGTAAGCTGGATGGCCGAAACCATGGCCGCGACCCTCGATTACAAGAACGCCGCTGCGGCGAGCGCAAATCTCGCCTCGCTTGCCGCGCAAACTGCAGCAACGCAGGCTGCCTTGGCTGCATCCGGCGGAGCTGCGCAGGTTTCATTGGCGACGACCCAGGCGCAGAACGCAGCACAGAGCGCTACTAACGCGCAGACTTACGCTGCGGCCGCAGGCTCCGCAGCAGGTATTCCCACGTTTACCGGCCACGATGCTTTCGACGTACTGCAGATCAACTCAGGTAAAACTGGCGTGCAGTGGGGCAAGGCTGGGCAGGCCGTGGGTGATATCCTGGTAACGGCCAGGACTCCGGATGCAACTTACGCTGCGGGCAATCGCACAGTGTACGCAAAGACTCAATTTCCCGACTTGGCAACGTTGCTGGGCTCTCTAGCGGACCCTGATCGTTCGACTGTAACTGTCGCCAGTATTGATCCTACAGTTCCAGCGGAGACCACCAGCTATGTACAGATAGCACAGACGGACAATAGCAGTCTGATAGTTGCGTTGATGAGCAACTCACCATTTCCTTGCGTCACGTCTACCGATAAGGGCGCTACATGGACTAGACGCCTTACTGGATTTGCGGTGCAGCCTTTCCAATTAGCTTGCGGAAACGGAATGTTTGTCGCGACGTTTGCAAACTCGGCAGTCATCCAGACGTCCCCCGACGGCGTGACATGGACTTCTCGCTCTTTGCCGGCGTCACTTCCATCGCCTTCCATATTTTGGACGGGTACGATATTCATCGCCTGGTCTATCGGTACTACAGGAGGTACATTTTATACCTCACCTGATGGCGTGACATGGACTGCACGTAACACCTTCACTACTGTTGGCGCCACCACTCTTACAAAAGCTGGCTCATACATATTCGCTCTGGCGTCAGGTTCTTCGACATACGCTTACAGTCTGGATGGTATAGGTTGGACTAGTGTAAATCCTGGATATTCGTTTACAAGCATTTTTTACTATAATGGGGTGTATTACGCCCTGTATAATGGTAATACTGCAATACTGTTTTCAGCCACTAACCCTACAGGGCCGAGTAACTGGGCTATTAATTATGTTTTGCCTAGCGGCGCGGGCGCGTACACTGATAACTCGGCTGTGGTTATTCCTCAGAGTAAGTGCATAATTCTGCCCTGCGTCACATCCAGCGCTGTGGTTTCCAGTGATGGTGGATTGACTTGGTCGTTAAGGGGGCAGACAGGGGTGACATTTTACAGGAGCCTAGTTGTTGGGGGAGCATCGCTGCTCTTTGTACAAGGTAATAACGGGTATAAGTTTCCTATGTGCTCATATGACACGACAGCTAATTTTATGACCCCAGCTTCTACGCCAACCCCAGCTCCCACCGCTACATATATCAAAGGTAAATTAGCATGACCTTAGTATACCAGTGGGGTGACAACGCTCTGTACTCGGGCAGTATAGAGGTAGAGGACGGCCAGCCAATGCCGCCCAGCTCAACGCCTACAGCGCCGCCCAGGCTCACCGGCGCCCAGGTCGCCCAGTGGCAGGGCCAGTGGGTGAAGCTGCCCGCCGCTCCGGAATTACCACCTTCGCCGGCCCCAGACACCGCCGCCATCACCAAGCTCTACGAGCAAGCTGTGCAGGCCAAGCTCGACGGCGCGGCAATCGCGGCCCGCTACGACAGCATCGCTACTGCGGTGAGCTATGCCGAAGAGCCAGCAGTGCCGAAGTTCCAGAATGACGGCATTGCCTTCAGGGCCTGGCGTTCCCTGGTCTGGGCCTACGCTTATCAGCAGCTCGCCCTGGTTCTGGCTGGTGAGCGCGAGCAGCCGACAATCGAGGCGTTTCTGCTCGAGCTGCCCGTGCTCGAGCTGCCCGACTGACCCATCGACTACAAATTTCAGCTACCCCGGCCGCCTTGTGCGGTTTTTTTGTGCCTGGAGAAAAGCATGGCAACAGCAGTAGGCAAGTTCGACGTAAAGCCCGATATCCGCTTCATCAGCCGCTGGGACGTGGAGATGCGCCAGGCCATGGCCTTCAACGATCCTGTGCATGGTGAGCTGGTTGTGCCAGACACGTTCGTCAGCGACCTGGCATCGATCAGAATCCTGCGGGAGATCTGCCGGTGGTGCGCAATCACTGCGCTGAGCGGCGGGACGCTGGTCGACTCGCATCCGTGGATTCGCTGGTCGCTGCTGGCCGTCGCGGTCATCGCCCTGGCCCTGTACGGCCTACTCGTCGGCTACGGCATGCGCGCGTCGATCCTGCACGACTTGCTGTACACCACGGGCAAGTTGTCGCGGCTCGAATGTGATGCCGTTTATTACCGAGCCCTGACCACGGGCGACGGCACTGCGCGCTGGCGGGCGCTGATCTTCTACCTGGGTGTCCGATTGGGCGGCCATTGGAGTTACACTAAGACCTGAGAATTATTTGTATCGTTAGTGTAAAGGTAGCTAACGGAAATTTTTTGATTGTGCCACTCTAAGGCCATCATGCGCCCGCAATCTTGCGGGCCTGACCGAGGCTATAGACATGGGCTCATTGGGTGCGCGCTTAAAGTCAGAACGCTGTCGATTAGGCCTTACCCAGCAAGCACTAGCCACTATAGGCGGAGTTAGAGTTAACGCTCAAGGTCACTACGAACTGAATATTCGAATGCCGAGAGCTGACTACCTGGCCAACATTAATCGTGCTGGAGTAGACATCCTGTACGTGCTGGGGGCGTTAGATAAGGCGCGCGGTCGACAAGATAGTTTGCTTAATCGATGGCATCCATAACCGCTTTACATATTAGTCCAGCCACGAAGCCTGCCTTGAGCAGGCTTTTTTTCGTCTTGAGGAAAGTGAAATGCCAACTGCACGCGGTGTACGCAACAACAATCCTGGCAACATCGATTTCAACAAGGCCAACAACTGGCAGGGCCAGCTGGGCATCGAGGAAGGCGTGACGGCTCCGCGATTCGCCCGGTTCGACTCGGCAGAGAATGGCATCCGAGCCTTGGGCAAGCTTCTGCTGACCTATCAGTCCAAGTACGGCCTGAAGACGGTTGCGGCCATCGTCGGCCGCTGGGCACCGCCCGGTGAGAACGACACCGGGGCATATGTCAGCGCGGTGCAGCAGAGCGTCAGGCTCAGCACCGGCAAGGATGCGACTGGCGACCTGGACGTGACCGATACAGCCGTTCTGGGAGGGCTGGTGAAGGCGATTATCAAGCATGAGAACGCGGGCTTTGAATACCCGACTACCATCGTCGATGAAGGCGTGCGGCGGGCGCTGGCATGAGCCTGATCCACGCTTTAAGGGTCGGCTGAGTCTCCTACGCCGTAATCGGCTATCGAACATTCAGGCTGCTATTGTTCGGTGGTTATGCCGAAATGTTTAGGCGTCCTAGTGGGCCGTGGCTACCCTGAAGTTACGGGCCGGATGCCCCGGCCTGTAACTCCATGGAGGTGTGCAATGGTCAACTATGCGAGACGCGAAAGCGTTGTGAGCCAGGTTGTCGAGTGGAATAGGGATTGGCTGATGATGGGCGGGCTCGTAGCCTGTACTGAGTGCCTGGAGTTCCAATCTGTGGAGTCCATTGGCGAATCATTCAAGCACGCACCAGACTGCAGTAGGGCGGCAAAATCGACAGAAAACCCGTGGGTTGCTTTGGAGGCCATATTGAGCTGGACAACTGCAATTAAGTCCTCTGCGCCATCTTCCGATCAATAGCCTGACTGAACAAAATTTCCAGGGCGTCGGCGTCCGATGGGCGCAACGCCTTGAGGCATGTCACGCCAATCATGAAGCCCTCGGTCATGCCGCCGACGGTGGACAGCTCAAGCAGACCATTCGCCAGTTCAATACGGCGGATCAGGTCGGCGGCTTCCGTCTTGATCACCGCAGGAATGTTCATCTCTTCGAGTGTCATACCTTTCCCTGACCGATCTGGTCGTTCGTCGAAAATCCCCTTATCCAGTATTGACCGCAAATCGCCCGCTTAGTTAACTGTATGCATATCCAGTGTTGAGCAATCAAAATGATGTACCTCGTCCGTCGTCGGCGACACCTCGGCATCGCCATCGATCCAAAGCAGCTTGGCAAAGTCCAGCCCCTCAAGGCCGATGTGCACATCATGGAGGCTGAAAACAAGGCTCTTGGCAGGACCACGATCAGCGCCTGGATATTCAGCAGCGCACCCGTAAAGGACCACGACTTTGCGCCCCTGCTCGACATTAAGATAGTTGGCATGGCTCAGAACGGCATGGTGCTTTCCGGGCTCGAGCAGATTGGCGATGCTTTTTACGCCCAGTCCTGGCTGTGCCAGCTTGAATAGGTCCGAGCTGCTGGATCAGTGGCGGGGGCTGATCAACGACCGGGCCGCGCTGATCGCTGACCCTGATGCGCGGCGGGACTTCCTCGAGGAGTTCGTCGCTGGGTGCCGAGGAATAATCGAGCAAGGGGAATTGGTCGAGATGTATGAGCTCATCGACTGCGCCAGGTGGTGGGCGATCGATGAGCGGGTGACGCTTGGGATTGGGGATTGAACGTCGGCAGCTCAGGTGTCAGCACAAGCGGCGGGCGGTCGTGAATGTCGACCATGCCCGCGCCTGGCGTATGGGGTGTTATTTATTCCTTGGACGATTTGTCTTTTATTAAATCTGCGTACTTGGCTTGATAGCTGAAATTGATGGCCTGCCATTCAGAATCCGGTTTGTATAGCTCCATGCTCATGCCGGACTGTGAATTTTTCAAGCCCATGACGTAAATGAGCTTAACGTAACGGGTGCCTATTTTTTCTTCGGAGACCAGTTCGTAGTATTTGTAGTCGGATTTGTCTTGATTTTTTGCCAAGTAGTCGGTGAACACCGTCAGAAAATCGAATTCTTCGTTATCATTGCCTGACGTTTTTTTTGTTGGGTTGAGAATGTCAAACGCTTCTTTGTAATTGTGGGCGAAAAGATTTTCAAAAAAACGCTTTGGTATGCCGTCATAATCTTCGGCGTTTGCGGTTAGCGAAGTGAGTGTTAACATTAGCCCTACAAAGATTCCCTTCAT